ACAAAAATTCATCATACATATTACGATAAGAAAGATGGTGGACATCCTCAATGGGTGCATCCATACATCCTTGGCAAATCTTGTCTCTCTCAATAACTTTTCTTCGCCTTGCCTTCCACGCCTCCGACTTAAGATAAGTTCCGTAGTCTGCTTCGCTGTATTGTTGTTTAGGATTTGGCTCAATAGCTATTTTTGCAGCCTCATAATTAGCGTATCTAGCTTCGCGTCCAGCAACAATCAATTTTCTGTCCAAAGCAGGAGGAGTGCTGGAGTCCTTCTTAATCTTATCTCCAGTGTATTTACCACAGTTCACGCATTGCATAACATGAACAACAAGACCGTTTGAATAAGTCTGGCTTCTGCGCTCCATTTTTGCAAATGGACAACCCTTAAGCTCTTCATTGCATCCTAGAAAATTCATATTCTATTTAAGTTTTGTTTTAATTTAAAATTCAAACTGGCTCTGATTCAAGGGGTAGACACACTGAGGAAACGCCCGATGCAAGATCTCCTTGCATACCACAACGCCAGTTAGTTATTTGGTTTCTAGTTCTATTGCCTTTCTGGATGCCTCAACAATATCCTGCGCTGTTATATTCCGCAGAGCATTGCACCAGTACTGAGTCTTGGGAGTCTTGTTGGTAGCATCCTTACACTTAGCCTGGGGCAACCCAGCGTGCGGACGGCAAGGCGCGTGCGGGCAGGTATCGGGCTTGAATACCGATACGTTCTTACTATAATAAGTCATTCTGTCTTCTGGGGAATACGAACCCCACAGCGACACACACGGCGTATCCAACCCAGCAGCCATGTGATTGACTGAGCTATCTGGCGCGACAACGAAGTCAGCCCCGCTAATAATCGGGAACAGCGAGCGCACAGCCTTGGTGCAGTTAAATAAGTCAATCACCCTGGGATGATCCACCTTAAAGTTGTTTGAGTTGTCCAGCCCAATGATTACAGCGTGATGCTTGGGGTAAGCCTCAAGCAATGCCAGCACGGCCTCCTGCCCCATCGTTGGCGGGTAAGTGCGGGTCGGACCACTGGACGAAACGTGGTAGGCAAAGAACGGACTAGGCATCGGCCACTTGCCCATCGCCTTCAACTCTTCGTGGTCTGGCTCGATGAGATGCAGAACTGGCTTACAATACTTAGCCATAGTCTTCTCATCCCACACACCCATCCACTCGTAGATCCGCTGGTAGCAGTTGCCAGGACCAGTGCCTAGCTTCGTGTTACCAACCTGTCCGCTGAACAAATCGTCAGTCGGAACGTGGGCGTCAAAAGAATCCCAAGCCTCCAGTGAGGCAGGCAACGGCCACAGCTTTGCACCCAGCCCAGCGTAGAGAGGCAAGTTGCGAGCAGGCGCGTAAACTTCCACAACCCCACCCGACTCTTGCACCAAGTAGTTGACGAAGGCAGTAGCGATGATCGCGTCACCGATTGCACCAGCGCGGTAGACGGCTGTTGCCCCACCAGCAGCACGCCCTTTGTAGTACGGCTTGATCTTGTGTGGGCAAGGGATTGACTCCTCCCAAACTCCTCCAGTTAGCTCATCGGGCAGCACATAGGTAGTGCGCGGGTAGAGCATATTGTCATCGACTTTTTGAATTGCGTTTGTGTTATTTGTCCATAGTTTCATTTTGCCTGCCTTTCTATTTTGTGAATGAAGATCGGAGTCTGCTCACCTACATAAGCTCCTGCAATATTAAAATCAAAGTGTTCCATAGCTTCTGCGTAATCCATTCCTTCTTTCATAAGAATGTCAATCACTTTGTCGGCATCATAAATAGCGCAAAGCTGGTCGCCAAACTTGTTGCCAACCCCAATGATCGCGTCATCAAATCCGTCAGCGAACAGCATCGTTTCGGCATCATCACCGAACTGGTCAAGGATGTCTTCTCGTATGCTCATTCCTCACCCGCCACTTCCTTGCACACCAGGCTGGCCGCATCCACCATCGTTATGATTTGGATCATATCTATCGCGTGTCCGTGAGTCGCGCGATTCCTCTCAACTACAAGCTTATTGCGTGCAATTGAAAGGATCTCGCGCGCCCACTTGAGCCTAGCTTTAGCCTCGACTTGCATTACGAACCAGACCGCATCCGAAACTTGCGTGGCTTACTCTTGCCTGCTGCGGATAAAGCAATGGCAATCATCTGCTCGCGTGAGCGCGGCTTACCGCCTGCTCCACGCTCGCTACCCTTCCTGCGGTTATCCCTAGCCAACTCACTCATATTCTTCGATACGTCTTTACCTAATGGCATATTCTATTTTCCTTTCTGTTTATGGTTGTTCCGACTTGTGAAGATCATAGTAAAAAGAATCTGTATCCTCCGTCACCCACTTGTCGGACTGATTCTCCACGCTGGGCAGTTCGGTATCAACACGAAACTGCTTTAAGTTCTCTGGCAACTTCTTCGTAACCCAATTACTATCCCGCCAGAAGATTCGGTTGTTTGGCATACAGAGTAAGTAGCCATCATCACCCGCGAACACATGACCGCACTTGTAATCTGACGGCTCATCGCTGTATGGATTGTTAAACCAATCCACGGTAAACAAGTATGTACCCCATACCTTAGTCGCATCTCTAAGTAGTATCTGCGCGCGATGGTAGGCGAGGAAGCTGTACTCGGTTACAGTTACATTCTCAGAGAAGCAATCCCAAAGTTGTTTGTAGTTAAATGGGATGTCGGCCTCTGGCTCGTGCGTGTATATCTCCGATAGCGGTACTCGACTCCGCAGCATTCCAGAGTCAGTCATAACGTGGAAGGTTAGGATTGCCCCAGCGCAAGACTGCAAGGCGAACACATAGACGTTGTAAAACTCCTTGTCCTCATCGTTCTTGGTAAAGAATGACTTCCTCACCATAGCCTTGAAGCTAGGGATGTTCTCGTTAAGCGTTGCCATTATCGCCAAGCAGGTCCAGTAAACCAAGCCACAAGCACCCAGCGCGTTCCCCAAATAGGCGCACGCGCACGATGCTCGATGTAGGATGGAAACCAACACCCTGCTCCCTGCTCGCGGATGAACTGAGGATTCACCATATCAGCCTTAGCCTGCAACCCTCCACCGATATACTCCTCTGGCGCGGACAGGTTCACCACCGCTGTCAACTTGCGTACTGGTGCTTCGGATGTGTAGGTGTCCCAATGCCAGGAGAACTTCTGTAGTGGGCGGTATCGCAGGATCTGCAACTGTTGGATGCCTTGGATGTCGAAACGCCATTGCTCGGCATTGATGCCATCCGTAATCTCGCGCATCACATTGTAGATCCACTCGTAATGCTTGGCGAAAGGTATCCAGCACGATGAGCAGGTTCGCGTACGTGATACCGTACGTGTTACACCATCCTTCGAAAGCACTGGCGCACGCTTCATCCCGATCACTTCCGCATCCTGGCGCAGCATCTCGCACTGCGTCCTAGTTAGGACATAGCGATCCACTGAAGCGGTTAATACCTTCTGCTTAAACTCGTTCATTTGAGTTCCTCGCATAGTTCAAGCAACGTCTTGTTTAGTGCATACTCGAAACAAGCCATCTTATCTTTAGCTAGGTGCTGACGGCCAGCCTTTGCCAACGCCTCGTAAAGATCATCGTCAATATCGATCATTACCCTTACGGCTTTTTGCTCCAATGTTTTTACCAGAGTTATCTTTCTGTCTTTCTTTTTCATCTGTCTAGTTCCTTTCGTATGATTTCGATTAACTTGAAGATCAAGTAACCAGCGCAATAGATTGCCGATAAAGTAAGCGAACTGTAAAGCACAAACCAACCGATTACCCAAACAACTCCAGCCAGATCAAGTAGGCAAAACATAGTCGTTTTCCTTTAGTTTCCTTAACAGCGTTCTATTATCTATCTGCACCCCGCTAGCCCTGCACCACCAGGAGACAACGCCAGTCTTAAAGTCACGCAACAGCTTCTGTACTTCGTGCGAGTTCTTATACTCCAGCGCATCGTTGAGTGGCACACCTTGGTGGCCTTTAACAATCTTCATACCCTTAACCATCCCGCGCTTGCGCAACATCCGTAGGTCGCGGATAGCCTGGAGTGCAACCTCACCAGCCAACTGTTGCACCCTATCATCGTAATCACCGCGACATAGCTGGGTTGACCTCACCGACCTAGCTCCACCAGCTTCGCTTCGTCTTCTTTAATCTGGTTAGATAATCTAGTTAGATCGTTTGACTGCCCAGCGTAATGAATAATCATTGCGTCCTTGTAGCGGTCCAATCCAAAGTGCGACTCAACGCTGGTCATACAATTGAATGACGGGTCAAGCTCGGTCAGCGGTATGTTCCATAGGTGCGCCATCACGTTGAGCCAGGTCTGCTCGGCGAAGTGATTTGGGTGCAGGCCAATGGGTGGCATTGATAAGATACCAACGGCCTTGGTATGAACTACGAACACGCCAGTGTTGACATAGAACTTAGGCTCAATCACACCGCCAAAAGCTCCAGCCAGCTTGACCATATCTGGCTTGCGATCCAAGAACGCTCCCTCGTCAAAGGCACAGAACACACCAGCGTCCTCGGATAGCTTCGGGCAATCGGCTGCAATCAGAACGTCAGCGTCAACGAATGTTACCTGCTCGTAGCCCTTGGTTGCCATGATGTTTCCAATTGCTGACTTGGAGTATTGGGCTGGATGCGTGAGAGGCTTGTCGATTAGAATGAAGTCAGTGCTATGGCGTTTGCAGTACGCCTCCATCCTCGGTCTAGTCAGATCAATAATCTTCTGCCAATCCTCACCAAACGATTGCGTTACTAATGCTTGTTTCATTTTTTTAATTGATATGCCAATGATTTTTGAATTACATATTCAATCACGGCTTCCTTATCTTTTTTTAACAACTCTAATCCAATCTTAAACAAGGTTGCCTCAGTCTCTTTATCGTAAGACACATCGACAATAACTGCCTTTGGGGCTGGTCTTGACTTGCCAAATTTTATAGTTCCTATTTTCATTTTACGTTCTTCCATATTTTGCCATGCTCATCCAGCGCGGATGACCAGATCATCATCTTGTTATAGATACTGTAGGCATAGCCAAACCTCATCAGCGTGAGGCTAATCAGATCACCGATCTGATAACAGATCCAAGACAAAGCCAGCTTCATTCCCTAGGATACCTATTGTTTCCATCGTGATCGCAGAACTTCTGGAACGATTCTTCGGTTTCCGACTCATCCTCATCATTGGTTTTGTCTCCGTAATTGGAGTAAAGCCAAGGGCGAGGCTTGCTGAAAAACTCATCCCAATCTTTGTCTATTTCTTCTTGGTTCATAGTCTTGGTACTTCCTTTTTGATTTGTGCTAACACGAAGAGCGACCTTACCAACGCACGCTCAAGATGGTCAATACTTGTTTCACCGTTATTGTCTGGACAAGGCGATGACTTGTGCAATTGCATCTGCGCTGTGGCTAGGTGACGAATCGCTCTGGCAATATGGTAATCGTGAGTCGGCCTATCCTTCTCCAGCCAATCGCCGTAGGCAGACTTGTCCGATCCTTTTCCCATCACGCGCCAAACTATCTCCTGTGCGGCAAGACCCATCTCTTGAATTGTTGGCGCAGTCATTTTGCAAGCCTCCTATAGAATTCGTCTAGTAATCCTTCTAGCCATAAGACATCCGCTGGGTCGATCATAACTTCATCCCAGGAGGGGTATATCCTTTGACCCAAGCCCATACTTTCTGCATAGCGCAGAAGGCAATGCCAGCTTGGTAGAGTTCGTCTTCGTCCCACACTTTTGTTTCAAGCTTGGTAGCATCGTTGGACGCTAGAACCACCGACACACAAGCGCATTTGGGATTCTCGCTTGCATTTCTATATGCCCAAAGCTGTGCGCAATCTGTATCGTAGAAAGGATCGTACTTGGGATTAACCTTACGATTCTTTAGGTCGATAATAGCGTCACCAACACCGCGTAGCTTGACGTAGGCATCACACCTGCCCGCATACCCTCCGCCGACAAGACCCTTTTCGCACCAGTAGGTTTTCTCAATGTTTGCATCGGCCCACTTCTTAAAGGTTTCGATGTACGGAGCAAGTGTTTCATCTCTGGATACGGCTCTTCCAAGGAGGATGTTTTCCATTTCCGTGTGCATTTTCGTGCCATGCTCAGCTGCCTTCGTTGTTGATTCTTTAGAGTCCTTAACCACTCTTCGAGCGTAGGTTTCGAGCGTTTCATTTTCCTCCTTTGGCAATGTCAATGACGACATAATTGCTTGTTCAATTTTCCAACTGGTCAATTGTGGCTTATCCAAAATAGACAAAATCGAAGTGACGCTAGGGTATAAACCCAGCTTGCGCGCATCGGCTACGGTTGTGTTTCTTTCCTTGCCGTTAGCCCCGATAATGACATGGGCAGACTCGCCTTTTTCTGAGTACCAATGTCCCGCCTGATCCGTTTGGACCAGACGGGAATTAGTAGGCTCTTTCGCTGTGATTGTAAGAGCCATTTGATTTAGAATGGCACTTGGTTGCCGTCTGCGTCCACCTCGACCTTAGTGGCCGTGGACTTTCCAGCAGCGGTAGCAAACTCCTTGGAAGCACGAATCTTTTCCTGCAACCAATCGGGCATATCGTTGAACTGACCAGCCTCACCCTGCTCGATCTCGTAATACAACTGATCGTTAGTGGTAGTAGCTGGTGCTTTCATGCCCTTGGGCAGTTTGGATGCACCTGCGATGGCACAGTATTGCCGACCCTGCTGGCTGGTCTTGTGGATCAGCGTCAGCATGGCTGGCTTGCCCAACAGGTTCTTCAAGCTGAACGCTTGGAGTTCCTTGGAGGTAAAGGTCTGACCGCGCCATTGTTCGAGAAGCTTGCGAAGGCTTGCTTTCTCGCCAAGGCTACGGGTCTGTTCGATGGAAACGACCATAGGCTTTTGGACTGTGGTGCGTTTGCCATTCTCCTCGACCTCAAACTCATCGGTTTGATCGGGCAACTCAAAGGTTAAGCGAACTTTAGGTGTCCACTTCTCTTGGTTGTCCCAATTAGTCTTCTGGTGGCCTAGGTCAACTAGGCTGTAGAGAACGCCTACAGTAGCTCCCGCTTCTGGTAGTTTGCGCTCTTGTTTTGCTGATTCACTTAATGTTAGTGCCATGTTATTTCTCCTTTATTTATTTGGGTTGTTTATGTTGGGGGTAAGTTCGTCAAAAGCTGGGGACTTAACGTAGTAGCCCTGCGCGATGGTTGCGGTCTTTGCATACTCAATAGTCACATTGGCTGGCGCGATCTGTCGAGCTAATTCGCACACGCTGTCGGCGGTCATTATGACTAGCCATTCTTTGCGTCCGTTACGGCGGAAGAATACAGATGGGATCTTGCCCTTCGGACAATCCCGCTTGGATTGTTCCATCCACTCTTCGGGCTTGAGTGCTTGGCAGCGTTTGCCTTCTATGTGAAATGGGAAATTCTCGCAGACCACATCACCGCTACCGCCTTCTGGATTGCCTGCGAACTGTTGGCTACGGCGAGCCTTCTGCCAGCCCTGCTCCCGCAAGTAATTTGCTAATTCTCGCTCACCCGCTGCACCTTTAGCCCGACTATTGATTTTGCCCATCCATCGGGTTTAGCTGTCAACCCGCGATGGTGTCGATATATATTTTAATCTATTTCAGTTCCGCCAAGTCTTATTAGCGCGGCTAATATCCTCATTAAATCTTCTAATCATTGCCATCATGGTCAGCTTCTCTACGATCTTCTTGTTCTTCTTGACCCAAGCCACAGCTTCATCAAAGGATTCTGCATCCTTCAGCCCTTCCTCAAACTTAGCCCAAGCCTCTTTCTCGTTCACAAGCTTTGGAATACACGCCAGTTCTGGCCTGTCGATGGGCAAAGTTTAGTTGTTATGCTTTTGCACTTGGCGATGGGCAACAGCCAGAATAGATCATCGTTCATGCCCCAGCAGGCCACATAATCCACGCCACTGATGGCGCGCTTGGGGATATTGAAACCATTGCCACTGCTGGTAGTGAAGCGGTACTTGGTGCGCCCAGGTTCTACGGTCTGTGCGGTCTTAACTTGGATGCGGTAAAACTTATTGTTCTTCTCGGCCACCACATCATAACCAGCAAAATCCTCGTAAGGCGTAAGCACGTTGTACCCGCAGCGTAGCAACGCGCCAGTGACGCGAGCAACACCTACTGCTCCAACTTGGCGTGATGTTAATTTCATCCTTGACGGCTTTCGGTTTGTACTAGAGACTTTTCCCAATGAAAGCAATAATAACTATGACACTGACGGCGATGCTGATGGCATCGGTGATGGCGGATGATTTTGATGGCGGAGTATATGACTCTGGATACGCCGTGTTTAGCGGTGGCAAAGGATTGGCTATAACATCAAATGGATTGATAGTAGATAATGGCATACTCAAGCAAACTCCTAATGGATGTTATTCCTCATGTGGAGATGTTTATTATGGTGGGAACGAAATTGTAACAAAGAGTGGATACCTTTATTATGGATCAAATGGTACAAAGGTGCAGGTTGGTCAATATTATTCTGGAACGGCTGGATCAACCTATGTGTTTGAGGACGATTCAGAATAACTAACCACTCCCAAATGCGTTAAGCCTATTATTGATTCTGTTCTCAAGACCAACAATAAACTTCTTCCTTCTTGGGTCAGCACCAGCCCTAGCTCTTTCATCATTTAATTGCGCTTGGCTTGCTGCAATCATAAGTTGCTTTGGATTTACTCCTCCAATAGCAGCAAGCGTCTTTGGACCAATAGCTCCGTCAACCGCAACCTTTACTCCCAGCGAGTTTAGTCCCTCTTGGAGATACTTTGTTGCCCCGCCCATACCTCTATTAAACGCCATATCCTGGGCGAATGGCTGGATTGCTTGTGGAAGCTTCGATACGAGAGGTGCTGTGTATTCGCTGATATATTTTGCGGCTGCTTCCTCCCTGTCTTGGGCTGGCAAGCCTGCAATCTTTCTGAATGCTTCTGGATGGTATCTGTCATTGATTCCAGCTACCTCATAATCTCCACCCATATCACCAGCAGGCAAGGCATATACCGCAAGATTGCCTTTCTTGTCCCTTCGGCCTTCCCAATTTACTGTTGTTTTAGCTGCATTTATTAAGTCAAGGCCAGATTCCCTAGCCTCTGGCTCAATAACATCATAACCAAGATCAGTTTTGGGTTGTTCTGGCGTGACGCTCTCAATTTGATTATTGATTGGTTGTGCTTGCCGTACAATTGGCTGTTGAACTGGAGCAGCACTAGGTTGGGGAATGTTTGCCTGCATCATCTTTTCGTAGCGTTCCATTTTATTTCTCCTTTGGTGTCAAGTAATCCCTATTGTACTTTAGGAATTGCCTTTTGCCATCTTCAGCACCACGCTCATACGCTTTTTCTAAAGCCTTAATTTTGAAATCTGCATCCATTCCATCAAATGTTGCGCTCTGGAATAGATTATCCACAAGAGCCTTTCTTCTTTGGCCTACATACTCTTGATAAATTGCGTACTGGTTCTGATCAAGCTGGTAAGTAATTTTTTTGTCCATAACATTCCTTGATGGAACAGATGGCAACGCATCGGCATTTCCAGTTTCCTTCCATAACCTATATAGGGCAAGGTTGGATTCATCACTCGGAACTACTCTTGACCTTGTGAAATCAAGAAAATTGTATAGAAACGGATTTGCTCCTTCTGGAGTCTGTTTAACTGGATTCCCCCACATATCTCTTTTGAGTGGCAACTCTTCTGCTCCAATAGCCTCGCGCGCAAACTCTGGCATCTTTGATTTAAGAACATTTGCAAATAGTTGCAGGCTATCATCAGTTTTGGGATCAACCATATTTTCCCGACTTGCCTTATTGAAGGCCTGCAATGTATTCGGGAATGGTATTGATGAAATTGTTCCGTATAGTGATTCTAGGTAGCTGTCATAATCTTCTTTTGAGATTGCATTAAGAAGAGTGTTTGTACTCTTTAAGAATGTTTGATTGAGCGTATAGCTTGCGACTGAAGGCAAGCCCTTGAGGGTTACATCAAGAACATCCTCCAGCAATCCAGAGCCTTCATTCTTGCTTAATACATTTGAATAGACGTTAAAGATTGTTCCAAGATAACCAAAATTCTCGTAGCTCTTTATGTCGTCACCAGCTTGGATTGCTGGATCTTCTCCATTCAATAGTCTATTCAATCCAGACATATTTATGGTATTCGGAGGTTGTGTTTCGTATTGGATTCCACGCTCTTTTGCAGACTTCGAGGCAGATCCAGTAATAACTCCAGCGCGATACAAGGCAGCAGCCGTACCTCCAATTACTGTACCAACTATTCCTTTTGCCGCAGCTTCGAGTGATTTTTTTCTGTCTCCCTTAACTGCGTAATACGCGCTTTTAGAAAACGCCAATCCTGGTACTGCAACATCAACAACATCAGTAACAACATTAACAGGAGTTTTTGTATATGGAGCAATAACTGCTTTGGTTAGCGGACCAACAATGGGAATACTTTTTACCGCATTTGCAACAACACCAACCACTGCCGTAAGCTTTGTGTCCTGCTGAAATGTGGCTTCTGCCGCTTCATTTGATATATTTTTTAATTCTGTTTTTGTCGGGAATCTTACGCTTGCAATAACTTCCTCTGGGGTTTTGCCAGCCAAAATAGCTTGTTGGGCAAGAAGTCTTCCCTCTGCAAATCCTCTGGCTGGAACGTCGCCAAGAGTTAATACCCTGCCTACTGGCTCAGTGTACAATCCAATTATCCCTTCGGTAAGTTTTCGGACTCGGTCAATAAGAGCAATATTACCTTTTGCATTTGTAACCATGTCCTTTCCAGTAAATGCTTGGGCTAAAGATTTGAATACAGTAAATCCCTTAACTCCTTCTCCAGCCAGAGCAGATGACGCTGGAATGCCTTCACCAAGGAATGCCCTAATTGCTTCCTTGGTTTTTTCAGCCCCACGAATTATTGCGCCTCTTGTTGTCAGCGCAGACTGAGCCATTGTCCTTGGCTGCTTTGTTACATAGCTTATTACCGCATCGCCAGCGTTTGCTAGTGATCTCACGCCAAGCTGTCCAACTGCTCTAGCTACGTTGAATACTGGATTTTTTACAAGAGACAATGGGCTTAACAGTGTAATCTGTATTCCTTGTGGAAGTGTTTCTCCGAGAATTTTCTTTGGGAAAATGCTGTCTGAATATTTCTGAAGTTTTGCTGCCGCGCTGGCTGCTGCAATTCTTGCGTTTCCAGCAATAGCAGCAGCCTTATCGGTTAAACTTGATCTATAATTTGCTTCCGCTTTAACCAATTCGGCTTTTGCATTTTTACTTGCATTAAATAATCTAAGAACCTTGTCGCTTACGTCTTTGGGTATATTTCTATTAGCCGCCTCCGCTGCCTTTGATATGGTCGCCAAATACCCAGTAGGCGTGTTTAGGTACTCACGCACATTCCTCAAGGATACGCCAGCCAGCGATGCTGCCTTAGTAAATTCATCCCAATTGATTGCAGCAGATGCTGGGTCTGCATCAATCTGCCTTGCGGCTAGTATTGCATTTGCCCCTGCTCTTTCGGCATCATCATACGCTGACGAGGTAATGCTTCTTCTTGCAATGACATTCAGCTCGTCATCGGATAGCTCTTCAAGGTTTCCCTTAATAGCACCTAGTGGAACATTCTGCCTTACCGTGCTTGGCTGAAGTGCAACCTCTGCCTTGAATGGCTCTGGTGCTTTTTCGGATTTCAACACGCGTTCAGCAGTTCTTGCAATTTTAGATCCTTCTGGAACTTCTGGCATCTTAAACTCTGGCCGTACTGTGCCAGACTCAAATCCAGCCTCTCCAACTACGCCTTGGCGAATTGGTTGCTGACCCTCAATAGTCCCGATAACCTCTGATGGCTGCGCCTTTACCTGCAAGGACGGAGTAGCCTTTGGCTGCAACAATTGCTGAAGCTTGTCAATACCCTTTGTAGGACCAGCAAGTCCAGCACCAACAGCCATAGGCGTTGCAATCTCAAGAGACTTTGTTGTTATTGGGAACATCGCAATATCGGCTTCACGCATTCTTTGATAATCCGCATAGCCTTGCTCACCAGCCAAGATTCTTGCAAGTCCAGCTTGCCCCATTTCGCCTGCTTTATATCCAGCAGCACCACCAGCCAATCCTCCAGCAAGTATCCCAACTGGACCAGCAGGTGCGCCAGCAACACCGCCAAGGATTGTGCCAGCAACAGCACTAGCTCCAGGTATAATCTGTTCTCCAACCGACCTTAATGATGCGCCAACGAGTGTTGGTGGCTTTTCCTCAATACGAACAACCCGACCATCCTTGGCCTTCCCAACGGCAAATCCAACGCCTTTCTCTTTATCAAATCCAGAAGATACAGTAAGCACGCCCTCATCCATTGCCTTCCTAACGGCTGGCAACGCTGCTGGTTGGATCATTCCCTTTTGGATTGCTTCTTCGGTTGGAGCGTATCCTGCGGATATAGACCCATCTGGCCTTGTCTCTGGAGGTAAAGCCTCAAGCGCATCTGTTGCCTTGAGCAACGCTTCTTGTTGAGATAGTCCAGACTGAAGGTTTTTATTTACTTCATTTGCTAGAAAATCAGCACGCTCTGGCGCGTAAACGTCAAGCGGATTCCCGCCCTGCGAAACGTAGTCTCGCTTGATTTGGGATAGGTACTGCCTATCTGGTTCGATTACTTCAAATGATTCCGAAGGCGTTGGTTTAGCGTTTTCTGGCTCAATTACGTCATAGCCAGCATTCTGCTGATCTGCCTTTACCTCTGGCTCAATAATGTCAAACCCCAAGTCGGGACTTGCCATTGGATTATTTTATCCTTACTTTTCCGACACCTGGAATATAAACAATATCTCCAGCTTTTGCCCCGCCTTGGATTGCCTCGTCTCTTGATTTATAGGTAGGAACTGCTTGCTGTGTTTGTGGCTGTGCGGATGGCTGGGCTGTTGGTTGCTGTGCGGCAGGCTTTGCAACCGAAGGCATCCCATAGCTTTGTGGCATTTGAGTATCTTGTAATGCCTGCATCTGAATCCCAGCAGTGTTACGCCTTTGCTCGGTTTTAATCATTTCTTGTTCTATATCTTTCAATTGTTTGGCATATGACTTCCCAAACATTTCCCCAGGAAGGAAATCTGGACCAGGTTTTATATTTCCACCAGCTTGAGAGGCTTCAATATCCCTCTTCTTTTGAAGATTTGTTTCAAGCTCAACTTCGGCTTTAGCCATATCTGCTTGGTGCTTTGTAAACTTTCTGGATTGCTCTAATTCCCAATCGACTTGACGTTGTTTAGCCCACTGAGCCTTCTGTTCTGGTGGTAATGCTTTAAATGGAATTTGCTCTCCGTTTACATCAATCTTAAAGTCTTCAAATGGCAAAACCTGCCTTTGCTGTGTTTGCTGGCGAACTTGCTCTTCTTGTTGGTATCTTTGCAATTGAGCATTCTGGAGTTGCTCTCCAAGCGCAGCCCTACGCAATGCGTCTTGATCCCCAAAAGTCTGTGGAAACATTGCCGCCAAATCTAAATTAATTTTGCCCATAAATCTCCTTAAATGCTTATGTTTGGTATAAGCGAACCAATGCCAGATGCAATTGCACCAAACTGTTGCGCGCCACTAGGCTGACTTGCAATTGCACCAACCTGTGCGCCATAGGTTCTAGCAGTATAATCAGACATCGTATTGTAGATGTTCGCAGCATTGCTAGCCAACTGCACAGGAATTGCAGGATTCGTTGTTTGATAAAATTGATTAGCTGCTGGTCCAGTTTGGAACTGACCAGGCATAGCTTGGTTGGCTTGGATATATCCTTGGAACGCTGCATTCTGCTGGGCAAGCCTTTGACCAGCCAAGTTGTAAAGCGAAGGTCCTCCAGCGATGAAGTTGGATGCAGCACCGAGCCTGTTCTGTTGTAATCCCTCTCGCAACGCCAAGTCTCTTGCTGTGGCAGCACCAGTTGTTTCGCCAGAACCAAGGAAGCTTTGTGCCGCGCCATAGCGTGCAAGCTTGCGTTGTTCGCCAGCCGCGCCTAGCTGTGCAGCTTCTTGTACTGCTGGTCCAAGGCCAAAGATGTTTCCACGGGCAGTCTGTGCTGCCCTAATGGATTGTTCGTATCCACGCCGTTCTTCCGCGCCAATGGTTGAGCCAAGTCGAAGTTGATTCAGTGCTTCTTGTTCAAGCGTGTTTCGCAATTCTTCAGTCTGTGCTGTAGTGGTTTCACCAAGAGGCTGAGTAGCCATCTGGCGATATTGACGGCCAAGGCCAACAGCCGTCCTGTACGCCTCTGGATCAATCTGGCGTAATTGATCTCCAGCGCGTTCTTCGGGAAGTTTGGCGAACTCGCGGAAAGATGTGATTTGTTTCAAGCCTTCATTGTCTGTTGGAGTAACTGGCTTAAAGTCTGTAATCTGCTGGCCTGCTTTAGTTACCGCGCCCTGCACGCTGGCTAGATCGGATTTAAGCTGGTCGATTGCCACCTTGGCAGATGCTGCCCTAGCGTCACCAGAAGGAAGCTGATTGTATAAACTCTGTGCGGCCTCTAGCCTGCTTGTAATCCCAGCAATCTGTGAATTGCCATCCTCTACAATCTTATTTAGCTTGCCAATCTTGCTGGTATTGTAGTCGTTAATAATATCATTGTCTGATACTTGAAAGTTTAGGCGAGTAGAAAGATCAGATGCACCAAAGTTGGCATCAGCCGAAAGGTTGGCTGGAGGTTGGTTTGATGGCTGCATACCTACCTGGCCTCTCATTCCTAGCCCACCCGTCAACGCTTGGATTTGTGAGGCAAGAGTATTGCGGGTATTTTCTTGGCTTGTCACATCGGAAAGACGCTTCTCGTATGTATCCTGCAATTTTTGTGTTCTCAATTGATTGCTTTTTAGTATTGCGTCACTATAGCTTTTTGCTGTTTGTTCCCGCAAGGATTGTTCGTCAGCATCCAATTGTTGCTTCATTGTCAATTGCCGATTATTGGAATTAGAAACAAGTTCACGCTGAGTTACTTTTTCCGATATGTTTCCATTGTCGTCAACCTCGTAGGTTGTGAATGGAATAATTCTTTTTTGTCCCATACTAAATCTCTCCAGCCTGGTACTTCTTGGTTGTAACAAGCTTGGCTGCTTCGTTGCGTTTCAATACATCTTCAATGTTTGTCGTGTATTCTGGAGCAGCGATAGGTTGCGATATGCCAGCCGTGTAATTAACTGGGGCTACACCGCCGCCCATTGCGACTTCGCGCTCAACAGAAGCTTGTGGTGCTTGCCCGTAAGTTCTGGCGAATTGGGCTGTAAGCTGATTGCCTAATGCGCGGTTTAAGGAATAAGCCTGTGGGCTGTACTCATACTGCCTACGCAAGCCTTCCAGCGTGCGCTGACCACCATATTGACGCTCTATCTGTAATCCAGCCTGCACCTGCGCAAGCTGGTCGGCAGCCGTAAGCTGACGCTCCAGTTGGCGTTGTTCGGGCATATATTTGATGCGAAGAGCATTCTCAAGCGCGGCAATATCTGGAGACTTTTCAATATAGGTTTCAAGCGAAGAACGATAAAACAACGCATTAGCCTGCGCCGATTTCATTGGATCGGGCGGAGGAGGCGGCGATGGAATAGATGGTGAACCGCCCATTAGCGTAACGCCTTTCGCATAAATGTCATATAGTCGTAACTCCTTGGTTTACCAGAACGATTAAAGGTGATCCGCTTGCGAGGACCAAAACGCTCCGCTAGGAGCAACAGCAAGCCTCCCAAGGATTTAGCACCCTTTGAGGAGATCGTCAAGTCCACAAATACATTCTCGCCATCTTCGCTATGCACATAATGATTAGGCTCTTGCCCATCCTTTATGCACCTAGCCAAAGCCACGCCTGCAATACCATCGTTATCACGCACAATCCCAACCATCCCTTGCTTTTCAAACCAGCCAAACCACTCAGCTAGGTTAGGCCACATAGCCTCTGGAACACCGCTTTGCTCAATATACTCCACAGCCGTCATATTGTCTTTTGCGTCTCGATGGTATCGGGGTTGGCTGCCGCAATGATTTGACGAACTGAAAACTGGCCTGTGGCACTGTAAACTTGAATGGCTAAGTTGCGCCACTTTTCGTAATAACGAAGATCGTTTGCCACCCTATTTTGGGTTGTGGCAGTAAGCGTGGCTGGTAGAGTAAATGGCAAAAGCAACGATACCGTAGATGCGTTAATGTTTGACAACACTGCTATTGGAGAACTGTCAGTATCGCGCTGGATAAGTACATCAACATCTTGCGAGAATGTCTTGTCAAAGCTGACCTCGAAATGGCTTCCGTGTTTATCCGCAAATGGATCGCCAAATATAAATGATCTTGTTAATAGGAATGACTCGTAGTAAGCCCCTGCGTCCTGGTAATCTGTTGCAACCGTATTGGCGAGAGTCTTGTATCCGTTGTACTGACTAATCACGCCATCAGACCTTTTGCCATTTAACCTTCGACCTTGAGAGGCAAAGTTGGTTTCCACAAATTGATTAACTGCAAATGTCCAGATACCCTCAAACGCTTGAAGGATTGTATTGTAAACAATGATTTTGTCACAAAGATCGCTCGCCTCTGTAGGTACAGCCAGTATATATCTATTGTCGTTAAATATGGCTGAACTCGCCCCAATTGCGGTTGGGCTGATTGTAAGAATGACATCCTTAATAACCTCGCTGATTGGCAGGCCAACTGCTGTAAAATCGTCTGATACAGACCTAGAAAGAGATCGTATGCCATCGTTGGCGAGAAAGAATATATCGCTGTTTACCTGGATTGCACTACGCTCCGCAATGCAACCCGTGGTTGAACTTACATTCTCAACCACCCAATCAGCCGCACTGGTCATGTCTGGCGGGATTGATACTTGATAAATCTTGGACGGCTTAAAGACAATCAACCGATTGGCGTAGTAAGGCACAACTGCAACAATCTCCTCGCCATCCGCACCGCCAACAACGATGCTGTTATTGGATGCCCAAATTGACGCATCCAGAATGTCGGATGCGTAAAGCGTGTTGCGCTCTGCTCCGCTACCAACGCCAAAGAGCCTATTCCCGCTTGTAACCAAAATTCGCAATCCAGAAGGAGGCGTGCCTACGGTCGCTGTGGCGGTAGCACCAGATCCATTGCCAACAATGGTTACAGTTGGCGTGGTTGAATACCCAGCACCGCTATTGTCCGCAACGGTTACTCCAGTTACCGCGCCTCCAGCGGTTAGGGTAATTAGTGTTGGTGAAGTTCCGCCTAAATCTGGACCAGTAACACTCGCTGTGGCTGATGTATATCCAGTGCCAGCGGTTGTAACTGTGATTGCGCGCAACTTTCCGCCTTGCTGTCTTACTGTTGTTCCATCCCAAAACATTAGCGGTCCAACTCCATCACAAATGTATTCTAGGTCGTTAAACTGAGCCATATTAACTTTGTTTGTGGCAGAAATGGAATAACCATTTTGCCAAGTTCTAGTTACTGCGCTCCAAGTTGAGGTTGTGGTTGACCACACATCAAGGGATGGTTGCAAGGTTGCCGAACCAGTATTGCTAATTATGCTTAATCTTCCGTTGGCAACAGTAAGCAACTGCTCGTTGGCCGATGTATCGTAGTAGGCTAACCCACCGACAGATGTAGTCCCGCAGGTGGCGGCAGTAGCGAAATTTGCAAATCCGTAGCGAGTCTCAATCCTTCCCCGTGGAGAGATGGTCATGTTTTGCATCTCTTGCACTTGGTTTTCTGCCAAGAGATCGGCTTGCAAGCCGCTGGCTTGACCGCCAGTAAATTGACGTATGCCGTCAAAGGCAAGCACGTCATCGGTTGCGTCTGTAAAGTAAGGCATAAGAGTTGCCCTCCTTAAGCTGAAAACATTTCTTCTATCGTAAGCTCACCAAGACTTGCTGGGGTAATTTGTTTGATCCCTCCAACCTGGCTCAACTCATAGTTAGCCATGCTCGCAAGATCCGAATTTGCGGATTGCGTAACAACCTGCGCCTTCCCGTACTGCCGTTCTCTCTCAAGAGCATCAGCGTGGGTCAAGGCCAGGACAACATGATTAACGTGGGGCAGGCGCAATTCATCGTTAATAGCATTGCTGGATGGAGGGAAATCTACAACGTAGTTGTTGCGGGTTAGGCAGGACAATTTTTCCACCACGCGCAGAACAGTTGTTCCAGCCGTTGCAAGCCTTGGATAAAGGTCAAGCTGCGCAACTCCAGATGTATTGCGACCAGTAAAGTGATATACCTGGGGATCGCCAGTTCTTGTGTCCTCAAGCAAGTCGGAGTCTTGACTTACAATGGTTGCCAAATCAATTGGATCAACTTCGCTCTTGTCGTAAGCAACTGAAAGCGGGGTTTCAACATTTGTGCCAAGAGTAATCGTGCGGCTAGTCCCAACTGAATAGGTGGAGCTAGTAACGCTTTCCCGCCAGGGTGCAAAGTTCCAAACTCTGCGGTAATTCAGCGAGGCTGATTTTTGCAGGAATGTGAGAGTGGTTGCATCAGTTTTGCCAATCTTCTCGCCTGCGTATTGGGCGATTTCAGTTAGGGTCATTTATGCCCCTCTTAATTCAGCACGCTTGGCCAAACTGCCTTAATCTCTTCAGGCGTGTTGCCAACAATCTCAGTCTGGGTTACATCACGCAAGGCTTGTTTCTTTAGCGCAATCTCCGCTTGCTTCTCTGTGTCAGCAGCCTCAACAGCCTTCATAAACTCAATGTCGAGAGAGGCAAGCAATGGCTTGCGAACCTCACGCCACTTGTCTTTCCAAATTGCTTTTGCTTTGTCTGGATTTACAATAATCATTCTTGGTACTCCCATGCGTTACGAAATGTGCGGTCAGGGGGAATTTCCGACCCTTCAACAATCTTGTATGGTTTGCCTTCTGGCACGTCTTTGACGGCTAATTCTTCTAGTGTTCCATTCCAGTTGGGAGACGGAGTTAGAATAACTACTCCGCCCTCATCATTTGGATATATAATTCTTTTTTTGTTCATTTGCTTTTACTAGCTTAGTATGGAAACACAAACAGTTACAAAGTCAAATTGCCCGCCGTTATTTGCGTATCCTGACACAACTCTTACAGAGCCTGCGGCTGGATTACTTGCAAAATTAGCTATACTTACACCCAAAACTGTAGATGCTCCAGCATTTTCAATATACTTTCCTGTTGATGCAACACAATAATTTGCATTACTCATGGCGGTAGTGAAATTCACAGTATAATCACCAGTTCCATTGTCTGCAACTGTGCTTACATTAAAGTCATCTCGGATAGTGCAATTACCACCGACATTAGTTGTTCCATCGAAATTAACCCAAGCTTTTGAAGTTCGTTTTGCTACGTTGTCAGCTTCTGTTGTGCTAGTCGATAGCATTGGGAATGTAATAGAATTAGTCCCAATAGTAACATTACTCCAGCTTGGTGCGGCTGAAGCTCCTGCACTTGTTAGAACCTGACCGCTTGTTCCGTAGTTTGCTCCACCGATTCCGATTTGACCAGCAGATGCAATTCGTAGGCGTTCGGTGCTATTGGTGTAAAAATTTGTTGAGCCAGCCGCGTTGCTGAATAGATCAAAGTCAGTTCCGTTTTGGCTTATAATAGAATAGGTTGTGCTTGCTGTGTCTGCAAAGATTATTGATGGAATACCGCTATCTGCAATTACAATACCATTTGCGCTGCCAGAGTAAGCAGACATATATGTAGCTGGAGAATCGGTCCCAATCCCAACATTACCGATTGAATCAATCCTCATCGCCTCAGCCCCACCCTCAGCAAACGCAATCGTGTCAGCGGCGGGGAAGAATATGCCTGTGTTAGTATCGCCAGTTGGCGAGATGGCTGGGGCGGCTGCCGTTCCTGTCCCGCTTGTAATCTTAGTTATGGATGTAAGGGTTGGGATTGTTCCAGTGGTGCTATTAAGCGTGGCAATCGTTCCATTGGTGCTGCTCAATCCAGTAATAGTTCCAGTAGTACTATTTAGCGTAGCTACAGTTCCAGTGGTGCTGTTTAGCGTGTTGATAGTTCCAGTGGTGGTGTTTAATCCAGTAATCGTGCCAGTAGTGATTGTTGCGCTGGTGCTAACTGTGCGATTGCCAGTAGCCGTACCGTAAGTAAGTTGCTCGGCGATGTTCGCGTTTGTAAATGTTCCGCCAGTAAGAGTGTCGTTTAATAGTTTCTGGATTGTTACCTTGTTAGCCGCACCACTGCTTCCAGCATCTGTGTCGGCAATGAGAAGCAAGTCAGCCGTACTTACAGTTGCTGCGATTGCGGTTTGATCTGCAATAACGCCACTATAAATATCCAGCAGTCCGACTATGTTATTTAGCTTTGCGCCTGTTACTTGATCGCCGTCAGCGAACGATTGACCTGTATTAAATTTAGCCATATTAAGCTGTAAACCTCAGTGCGGTTGCGTATAGCGTGCCTGCTGGAGTTGTGCCGTGGGAAACTGTGTCTGTATTAAGTATTACATATCGAATCGTATCTGTCGATTCAACCCTAAACGAAAGAATTAGCCTTTGGGCTAAGGTAGCGTTTGTGCCTGTGCTTGAACCAATTGATGTAAGCCCACCAAAGACAATGTCTCCCAAGGCTGCACCTGTTACTGCGAATGTTCCTGTTGTAACATTTGATCC